CTTCAGACATCTATGCCTGTTATAACTTTAATAGATACTGGTTGATCAGCATCACCTGTAATCTCAGTAGAAGATAAATCTGGTAGACTCTTCTTCAATAATAATTCAATTGCCTTCATTCTTGTTGCTGAAATCTCATTTTCAGTCAAGCCAAGTGCATGATTTTGAAGAACATTTACGAGCTGACTAGTTTGAATTTTAGTCCTTACTTCGTCTTGATGTCTTTTGCGTAGTCTTTCTGCCATGATTGTAACTCCATTACTGGGTCATTACCTTTGTATGTTATAAATGTTTAACTAAATCGTAGCATCGCATTTTTGTTTAAATTTGCGATACAAATTACCACTTTACCTTGTTAGCCCAGTAAGCTGCACTCATCTTACCTTTAGCTATATTATCAGAATGTCTTGCCTTAAATGATTTAGATCTTGCAGTATCTTTTTTATCACCACTAACACCTTGTTGACCAAAGCGTATTAGTTTTTCTTTATTGCCTACCTTTGCCAATACTGCATGGCTTTTAGTAGGATGGTCTGGAGTTCTCTTAGGTTTATTAACACCAGAGAATGTTTCTTTACCCTTCTTGATCATTTTTTCTTCTTAGCTGTCTTTCCGTATTCTTTCATTTTTTCTTTCTTAGATTCTTTTTTCTCGTGCATCTTCATACCTTTTGCACTAGCGTAAGTTTCTGCAGATTTTTTACCTTTTTCCGTATAAGGAAATTTCTTTTTTCCAACCATTGGCATGATCATTTACCTTTCTTAGCTGTCTTAGCTGCTTGTTTAAATTGTTTTGCTGTTGGTGCATTCTTGCTGCCAACCTTGTTCATCTTTTCGTCTGAACCTGCTTTAATTCTTGCACGCTTAGCATGAATGTTAGCATATAATCCTTGTTTAGCCATTATCTGCCTAGCATTCTTAATAATGAATTTAAATCCAAACCTCTTGGAAGCATTTGATTTTGCATTGGCATAGTATTTTGCATAGACATACCACCAGCATAAGGAGGAATGTTTTGCATTGTGTTAGCTTGTGGATTATATCCTCTTAGAAAGTCTACATCTGAAGGAGTGCCTTGTGTGTAAACATCACCCATTTGTCTTGCTCTTGACATTTCATCCATCTGGGCTTTCATTTGTGCAAACTTTAATGCAGCTAATTCAGCTTCAGTCATAGTACCTGTAGGTGATTTACTGTTAGAGCCGCCTAATAATCCTGCTAATCTATCCATGATGTGTCCTTATTTTTTCTTTTTCTTGCTCATGCCTGCTTCGCTTAACGCAATAGCAATACCTTGAGCTTTAGATTTAACTACCTTGCCACCCTTACCAGAATGAAGTGTACCAGCCGTATACTCACCCATCACTTTTGCTACCTTTTTCATCTTGCCTGCTTTGGTTGTTGGCTTCTTCATTAGGTATCCTTAATTTAAAATGTGTTAGGTTTCTACAGTCTTGACATATAGAAGATCCTGTGTCATCTGAATCGTATGGTTCACCACACTCTTGACATATTTGCACTTGGATCATCTTATTCAAACTAAAAAAAAAGCCTGCTATTACACAGGCCAATTATGGAGTGCTATGAAAGTGATAGATACACTTATCCCAGCACCAGCGATTATATCATACATACATGGCTGCTGTCAAGTGCTAATTGGGTATTCTGCGTGTTGATATAGTTAATAGGTTATCGTAGGCCATGTTCATGTGGTAATCTTGCAACACTTCAGCCCTTGATCCTGTGTACTTATGATAGACAGCATTTTGTTGACGTTCTGGAAGTGAATCTATAATAGCCTGTATAGTTTTAATGTGATCATTCTGCATAGACTCATACATCTCATCAAACGATGTACTATTGCCACCAGTACTCATCCCTAAACTGCGACTAGGAAAACCAAGTTTACTATTACCATTATGCTTAAGACTTCTTGCCCATGCTTTTAATAGATCCTGCAGCCTTTCCATTGTCATACTAATCCTCCAGAGAATATATTGAGCTAACGTTATTTGACTCTGATCCATTGTGTGATCTTAAATTATGTTTGGTGTGTGTTTCTTTGTAAACTGTGCCAGACATATTTTCATAGCCAGCAGGTAATGGCCTAAGTATATTCTGAAGTAAACATGGGCTATCTTTAAAATACAATGTATGACTCTTACATCCACTAGCATTTAAATAACGATAGGCCACCATGTTTGCAATAGCACTTACAATTTGTTTGTAGTTAGCATTAATGCGTCTAGCTATTTCAGTAGATGAAATTCTTTCGTCACCTACAGCTTCAATAATTAATTCTCTTAATTTTGCAATGGTAATTTCTTCACCATTAACCTTATATATTTTTTGAGATTTAGCTTCGTTATTTTGTGAGTTCATAAGTTGTACAAAATTCTTTCATGTCGTTAAATGGAACTATAGTAATTTTATCTTTTCTATTATTTCTTTGGTAAATTAAATAAATACCTTTTCCTTTTTGAAAATTGTTTTGCTTTAATTTTTCCATTGTCATATTTAATAATTGTTTTCTATCAACTACAAGCCAACTATCTATTCTTTCAAATACTATGTAATCAGCAATTCCTTTTACCCACCCAAGATCACCATTAACATTAGTTCCTTCAACCCAAGTTGAATCTTCTGTATTTCTTTTTGTTGTTTTTACATCAAACTTATATTTGTTTCCATTAAACACCCCTTCAACATCCCAATGCTCAAACATATCTTGCTGTTTTGTTGACCAATGTATATTGGATAAATGTTTGCTTGCAAATCTTTGCTCTGCATCTCTGCCCTCAATATAACATTTTCTTTTAAATTCATTAATCAAGACACATCTACTTCTTTTATTTGCCAACGATTGTTTTGTTTGTATGTACCCCACACAAGTATCTTCCATCCTGCCTTGCGTACATACTTAACAGATTCGCTATCAGCTATCTTTTTTATGCGTGCACCCATGTTACTCTTTGATGTGACCTGCACCGCTACTACTTGACCTTCTTCAGTTATAGCAAGGATGTCAATAAACGTAAACAAATCTTTGCGTACACCAGCATGGAAATTAAACGTTTCCACTATCTGTACTAGTGGGTAATTTTCCTTCTTCATTCTCGCTAAGGCTACTTGCGTTGGTGACATTGCCATTAAATTGTTCCTCGTTAGGTTTATTTGTTCCGTCTAAAAATCTTTTTTCAACTTCACCTGTGCTTTTATTGCATTGGTATTCATAATCTTTTTTAAAAATTCTACTCCAATTATCTTCTGCCTCTTGCTCAGATATTAATAGTGGCCTTCTTCCAGAACCTTTACCCATCATCATCCTCCATGATATGAACTTTAATATATTTATAAGCTGCTTCAATTGCTACAAATGGAATTAAGAATGGCACTAACATAAAGCCAACAATACCTACAATAAATCTAAGCATTTATTCTACTCAATGTATCAGCAAGCAACTCTTCTTCTGTACCAAATTTACTTTCAAATGTTTCTTGTCCTGCGTGTAATGCAATACCATGACCACCATGCTGGTGATGATTAGGGCACAATGGAATTGCGTTCATAAAATTATTACGCATACCCATTCCCATACCATGACGAATATGATGTATGTGTGGAGGTGAATGACCCCACCCCTCTCTTAAACATACAATACATCCAAGCTGTGACAGTTTATCATAGTGCTGCTTCTCTGTTTTTGTCAAAATGAAATCCTAACTCTATTGCGAAACGTTGAATGTCTTGAATATAATTTTTGAACTCGTCTACATTTAAAGATGTCGTACTCTTTATAGCATATATTTCAGATCCTGCAACTGTCTTTTTTTCTGAAAGATATTTAAACCTAAACATATCATGCAACTCTTCTTCAGAGTAACCACAGTAATCACCAATCTCTTTTAACATTGCCCAGTACAAATCATTTTGTGAGTTAGATCTTTTTGATTTAAATTTATCTAATTCAAGATCACCATCTTTTTGAAAGTCATGGCCATTAATTTTTGCTATCGCCATTTCCTTGTTGTGTTTCGTTATCCTCATATTTTTTGCTCCACTTAGTAGATTTATAAACCATTCCATTTTTTAATGTTACCTTCCATTCAGTTTTAGATAAAGGTTTGCCTTCTTCGTCAACATCAAAACATTTAAACCATTTAGTTGTTTCATATTTCATATTGGCTTATCTCTGTACCTTAATTTCTTTGGTTCAAAACACAAATGTATTAATACTTTCCACCCAAAATTACTTTTGTTTGTTACAGCCATAAATCCATCTGGAACTATTCTAGCATCTTCTATAGAAAGTTTACCTTCCATTATGTCTTTTTCTTTTTTCTTATTTCTGTAAATACTGCAACAATTATCTGCAAGATTTGTGATTGTAGCAGAACCTGCCACGTCAAACTTACTTGGTGTGTGTGAAGTTTCGTCTATTGTTTTTCTACTATGAGCCACTAAATGAATGTGAATATTTAGATCTCGTGCTGCAATACATAACTGGTCAACAAATTTCTTTTGGCCATTATAATCATCTTCATTTATAGAACATTTCATTAATGAATCTACCACAAAATGCTGGCAACCCAATTGCTCTGCTGCGTAATAAATAACTGATAATACAGACGTTGGATTAGTAGATCCTAATTGATCGTACAAAAACAATTGACCTGTACTGCTATTACAAAACTCAGTAATGGCTGACTCTGTTGGTTCGCTAGTACCTACTGACTGACGAATATACCTAGCTAATGTGCTACGACAAGACATCTCAAAAGAACATATTAAAACTTTATAATTCTCTATGAGCTTAAGAGTAATATAGCTGAGAACCATACTTTTCCCATGACCACTATAACCAGACCAAATAGTCGTTTCGCCTAAACGAAGTCTGAAATTTTCTGCCTTATCAAACGGAAGATACGCACCACTTTGAATCTCGCCAGAGAAATATCCAATAGTAGATTCAATAAAAGTATCTGGACTCTTAATTTTACGATATTCATCTGTATCCCTTTTAAAAAAATAGTTCTTAATCTTATCCTCATTAATGATGAGGTTCTGCATTTTCTCTTCTAATGACATAAGTCGTAAGCCTTTCTCAATCTTTCAGCTGCAATTAACAATCTATCTTTATCTTCTAGTGGGAGTTCTTTCCCATTTCCAATCTCTATAGCTGCTAATGCCACTAGCAATGTTTCATTAGAAATAGATTTTAATATTGAGTATGGATTAAAAGGTTTTGAAACTGGCTTGAAGTCACCTATACGCTGAGGCACAATATCATCAAACGTTAATCCAACTGCACCAAGTATATCATTAGCTGCACAGCCTGCAAAGCAATTTATAAGAATTCTTCCATCTGGCATCTGTTTAACTCCTAGCGAGGCTGTTCTATCGTCATGAGCTGGGCATAAACATTGATATTCATCTTTACCAGACTTATAAGATTTTTCAAAGTGACCTATGAATTCATAAATATTCATGAGATGTCCTTAATAAAAGATCTCTTCTTCTCTTCTATCTTCTTATCTTTTCTCATATCATTTTCTCTCTTCTCTTCTTCTCTACTCTCTTCTCTAGCATACTTTGTATACTCTGTGTATATAGAATCGTCTAAGTCGCAGTCAAGCCAACGATCTAAGCTATTTATCATAGACATAATATACTCTTCATTTTTATGCAGCCTAAAACATATTTTTCTTAGTTCTGGAAGCTCACCATTCTTTTCAGATGCCAGACACCAAAACTCAAAAAGTGTAGACTTTTGCTCTGAATCTAAATCATGCCAGTCTGGATCATTGATAATATCCCTGCCATATACCTTGAACCATACCATAGATGCCTTGTTCTTAAAGTGCTGAAACTTACCCCAATTGCGTATCCTAATCATAAATCCTCCATAGTTAAACTGCCAAAAAAGCGTATCATAGGTAAAAACTAATTGCAATATATTTTTTATATAAATCGTATATAAATACTTGACATTGTTTTTAATAGGCATAATATAACCATATCAACATTAATTAATAAAAGGCTACAAAATGAAAGTAACAGCAACTTTTTCAAATGGGCAGACAATAAGTCGCAATACAACAAAGAATTTAACCCATGCTTATCAGGCTACAAATCAATGGCAAACGTTTACAGGGTTTGCAGGTAGTGAAGAATTAGCAAAAAAAGCAGCAAGTTATGGCAATCCTCATCATATAGAAATTATCAACATTAAGGAGTAATAGCAATGGAAAATACAGTAGAAAATATAGTATCTTATGTTAATGGCCTTAAAGATTTTGATTGGTACTATAAGTATTCAGATGATCATAGGGCATGGGAAAGTGCTACTAAAGCTAGGAATACTTTACTTTATAGTCAAAAAATACTTGACCCTAACTATGAAATATGGAATTCTATAGCACCA